CGTGTCAATGCGCAGCAGAGATACTATGATAAACTTGCCGGTGTAACAGAGCCGGAAGCAAAACGTAAGATCATCGGTGAAGAATTCATCCGAATTTTCGAAGAAGAGGCAAAGAAGATTGGAGCAGTGGATTTCCTTGCACAGGGAACTATTTATCCTGACGTTGTAGAGAGTGGTCTTGGCGGAGAATCTGCAGTGATCAAATCCCATCACAACGTAGGTGGTCTTCCGGATTTCGTAGATTTCAAAGAAATCATTGAGCCACTTCGTGATCTTTTCAAAGATGAAGTCCGTAAAGCCGGTCTGGAGCTTGGAATTCCGGAAAGACTGGTATTCCGTCAGCCATTCCCGGGACCGGGACTTGGTATCCGTATTATCGGAGAAGTGACCGAAGAAAAAGTACGCATCGTACAGGATTCAGATTTCATCTATCGTGAAGAAGTCGACAAAGCAGCCGCCGACTACAAGAAAGAACATGGAGAAGAACCATCCTGGATGCCGAACCAGTACTTCGCAGCGCTTACCAACATGCGAAGTGTAGGGGTTATGGGTGACTTCAGAACTTATGATTATGCAGTTGCACTTCGTGCAGTCAAGACTATCGACTTCATGACAGCAGAGTCCGCAGAGATTCCATATGCAGTGCTGAATAAGGTAATGAACCGTATTATTAATGAGGTTAGAGGAGTTAATCGCGTATTCTATGATCTGACCAGTAAGCCACCGGGAACGATCGAGTTTGAATAATGAGCAAAATCCCAGAAATCCTTTATTTACAAGGGTTTCCGGGATTTTATTTTTGCCCGTGATGCTACGGTGATGTTAATGGGGAGAAAGTGTCTTATTTTTGGGGATTTTTTGTTATTATATGATACTGTACGTTTCATACGTTTTTATCTTCTGCATTATCATTTGTGGCTCTTACTTCATTGAGAGCGTCAGCAAGCTTCCTGTCTTTTCCTGGATACAAATGAGCATAAACTTTCCAGGTTGTTTCCGGTGATTCATGTCCAAGCCGGTCCGAAATCTCTTTGATAGAAAACTTCATGTCAATCAGCATACTTGCGTGGGAATGGCGAAGATCATGGATCCTGATCTCCGGAAGACCAGATCTGGCAGTTGCACGTTTAAATTCTGACCGCATACCGGATTTCTGAAAATAGAAGATACGCTCATCTGGTTCTATAGCCATGCTGGCAACATAATCCTGAAGCTCTTTATATAGAGATTGCGGAATGTTCACGACACGTTTGCTCTTTTCGGTTTTGGGTGTCTGGAAGTATTGCTCGCCTTTTATAACCACAAAGTTCTTGTTAATTGATATGGAGCAGTCCGGCAGGATATCCGCCGGAGTAATAGCCAGAACTTCTGCAGATCGGAGTCCTCCATAGAACATGAGGCTGAACGCCATCCGGTACGCACTTTTCTTTTCAAAGGTAAGGAAGTAGTCAAATTGCTCTCTGGTCCAGATGTTCATTTCATCTGCACTGCTTTTCCCGATTGCACCAGCTGCAAGGCATGGATTGCTCCGGAGCTTATAGTATTTGACAGCATAATTCATGATAGCAGACATCTGGTTATTGATGGTCTTCAGATACGTCTGAGAATAAGGATTTCCCTTATCGTCCCTGTAATTAATCATGGCATCTTGCCACCGATGGATCACAATCGGAGTAATGTCACCGATCTTCATAT